TATGTCCTGTGGTTAATTAATATTACATTTAAAATAATATGCTATTTTAAATATAAAGTCAACATATTTATATATATTAATTTAGCCCTTGTTTACTGGCTATTTTTAGTGTTACGATATATGAAATTGTTGACAAGGGGGAATATATATGCCTATACCAAAACCAAATGCTGGTGAAACAGAAAGTCAGTATATGTCAAGGTGTATGGGTGATCCAACAATGGTAAGTGAATATGGTAGATCACAAAGAACTGCTGTATGTATTGCAACCTTTAGAGGTAAAAGTATGGATGCTGAATATGATTTTTTAGATTTAGAATGTGAATATAAGGGTATGGAAGCTGATGAGGATGGTTCGTTTGAGGGATATGCTTCTGTATTCAACAATAAAGACTTAGGCAATGATGTAATTATGGAGGGAGCTTTTTCCAAATCAATCCATAAAAAGAAACCAAAACAAATTAAATTACTTTATCAACATAAGACTGATGAACCTATTGGGGTTATTGATGATGTTATGGAAGATAAAAGAGGTTTGAAAGTAAAAGGCAGACTTGCTATGAACACACAAAAAGGCAGAGAAGTTTATGAGCTTATGAAAATGGGTGCATTAGATTCTATGTCAATAGGTTATCGTTTAAATCCAAAAAGTTATCATTATGACGATAAAGAAAAGAAGAGAGTTATTAAAGAAGTTGATTTGATGGAAATATCAATGGTTACATTTCCAATGAATCCAAAAGCCAAAGTAACAAAAGTTAAGTTGGCAGAAATGAATGTAAGAGAGATAGAACATTACTTGCGAGATGCTGGTATGTCTGGATCTGTTGCGAAGCAAAGTGCAAACATATTATATAAATCTTTTAATCCACAGTTAGAAGAACAGCGAGATGTTGTTGATAGTATTAAGCATTTAATTAATTTAATCAAAAATTAGGAGTAAATATGTCAGATGAAATTAAAAAAGTCATAGACGATTTAGGTTCTACTTTTGAAGAGTTTAAGAAAGAGAACAAATCTCGTTTAGACGAAATTGAAAAGAAAGGACATGCTGATCCTCTACTTACTGAAAAAGTTGATAAGATGGCTGATGACTTAGGCAAAATGGCAGAAGTCAAGCAGAATATCGACATTCAAGCTAAGAACTTAGAGGAAGCTCAAGCTAAACTTGAGAAGCTAGAAACTGCTCTTGCAAGACCTAATCAAAGCAAAGATGTTGAAGTAGATACTCAAATGAAAGCATTTGGTACATGGTTAAGAAAAGGAGAAGTTGATCCTGAAGAAAGAAAAGCACTTTATGAATCAGATGATACTCTTGGTGGTTTTTATGCCCCAGCAGAGTATGTTGCTGACCTCATTAAAGGTGTAACAGAAATCTCACCTATTCGTTCTATTGCTAGAGTAAGATCTACAGATAGAAGAGGAATTGAGATTCCAAAAAGAACTGGTCAGTTTTCTGCATCATTTGTTGCTGAAACAGGCACAAGATCAGAAACAACAGGCTATACCACAGGCATGATGCAAATTGATGCACACGAAATGTTTGCATTAGTTGATATCTCACAAGCTATGCTTGAAGATTCTGCATTTGACTTAGAGTCAGAAATGTCAAGCGAATTTGCAGAGCAATTTGCAAAGGCAGAGGGAACAGCTTTTGTTACTGGAAGTTCAGTTGGTAGACCTCAAGGTTTTACTGATTCAACTGCTGGAGTAAGTTCAACTAACTCTGGAAGTGGATCAGCCTTAACAACAAATGGATTATTAGATTTAGTCTATGCTATTAAATCAGACTACTTATCTAATGCCAGATTTGTTATGAACAGAGGCACATTTGGTTCTTTATTAAAACTTGAAGATGGCGAGGGACAAAAAATCTTCCATGTTGGTATGCAGTTAGTCGGTGGAGCTCCAAGCACAATTCTTGGATATCCTTATGTATTAGCTACAGATATGCCAAACATTGGTGGAAGTGCAAAACCAATCGCTTTCGGTGATTTTAATAGAGCATATACAATCGTAGACAGAGTGCAAATGTCTGTACTTCGTGATCCATTCTCACAAGCCACATCTGGAAACATCAGATATGTAGCTCGTAAGAGAGTTGGTGGAGCTGTTGTACTAGCAGAAGCAATTCAACTACAAAACATTTCAGCATAAGGGGGCTAATATGAGAGATATATCAAATCGTGTTAAGGCTGTAACATGCCAAGATGCAAAAGTCTTTACTGCTGATGCCAATGGAACTACTGTTGACAGAATTGGTTTTGAATCAGTTATGTTTCTTGTTAACTCTGGTATCGAGGGAGATACATTATCTGGAAGTGTAAAGTTTGACTTTATACTTGAAGAGTCAGATGATGATGCAACTTTCTCGGCAGTTACAAGTTCAACATCTGTTACAGAGGGAAGTGTAGATTCATCAGGTATCTTTTTAACATTAGATGCAAATGGTGAAACACCACAGACCAGTCAGATTGGTTATATTGGTGGTAAAAGATATGTTCGTGTCAAGATTGATGCAACAGGATCTCACTCAAATGGAACACCTATAAGTGTTCAAGCAGTATTGGGTAATCCTATTGATTCAACTGATGCTTAACATCTAAAGAGTTGGGTAGGGGTTTTGCTCATTAACCTCTACCTTTCTTTACTAGGAGAATAAATTATGAAAATTAAAATGGTAAAAGATTCTGTCGGAGCAAGTAATCAGTCAGGTAATCAAACTCGCTTATACAAAGCAGATGAGATAGTTGACTGTAATTCAGAATGGGAGATTAACTTAGCTAATGTTTTTCTAGCAGAAGAACAAGCTATTGAGGTTAAAGTTGATAAACCAACTGAAACAAAAAAAGCTCCAAAGAAAAAGACAGTTAAAAAAACAGCGAAGAAGTAATGAGTAATGGCAAGGTCGATATCTTCTGATTTTAACACCCAGATAACTAGCAATAGTTTCAGACCTTTCTTTGCAGTAAAAATAGGATATGACTCTAATCCTCTCCGACTATGGACAGGATATCATGACATCACTATCAATTCTGAAACCTATACAGGTTCAGGAGATCTCATAAGTTTCTCTACAATATCAGAGTCTGCTGATATAAAAGCATCAGGTTTGCAAGTTGTATTAACTGGGTTAGATAGTTCTATTCTTAGTGCTGGAATATCAGAAACAGAGCAGAACATTCCTTGTGAGTTTTACTTTGGTGTTCTTACAACAACAGATAATGCAACAGCCATTGTTGAAACACCTTATAAGCTATTTGAGGGATTTTTAGATGTCTGCAATATAGATAATAATGGTGATGAGGTTAATGTAGAATTTAGATTTGAAAATAAAATGATATCTTTAGAAAAGCCGATAGATAAAAGATACACAGATCAAGACCAAAAAAACTTATTTCCAAATGATAAAGGTTTGGAGTTTGTTGCTTCCATACAAAATAAATCTATTGTATGGGGTGGAGGAGATAGGTAATGGGCTTTTTTAAATCATTTTTTTCTAGGACAATAGATTTTTTAAAGAGTAAGGCTTTTGACTACATTTTAGCTCAAAAGATGAACCCTTATGTTCAGGCAATATTAATTGTTGCAACGATAGTCGTTGGAAATGCTTTAGCTCCAAGACCGAGACAAAGAAACAGCTCACTTCAACAGGCTAGTTTCCAGCAAGAAACTCAAAACAGAACAATTATGTTCAAACAGCCAATCATCCCAAGAGATGTAGTATATGGGGAAACAAAAAAATCTGGTGGTATCTTATTTGTAGATACAACTAACAATGATAAGGATTTACACTTGATAGTGCAGTTGGCATCGCATGAAATACAAAGTATTGATTCTATATTTTTAAATGATGAACAATTAACCACATCAAGTGTTGGTAACGATGCTAATGGTATTGCAAGGTTGAAAGTTACAGCTCCGACTAAATTTGCAAAAGAGTCAAGATTTACAACTAAGGAGAGGACACTAATTGCTAGTGATTATGTCAAAGTACAAGTCGCACAGCAGTTTCTAGGTGCTAACTATAACAAGGATGGATTAGGATTAGCGCAAGGCACATCAACTATTAAGTTAATTCATGATGCATCTTTTACAATCAATCCTAATGACAAGTTAAGTATTGGTGGCAGAGAGTACACAGTAAATTCTGGAGGCACTTCTTCTGTTGCAAATAGTAGGCATGAGTTATCTGTAACCATATCAGAGGGGTTAGTAAGACAGGTTAATTCTTATTCAATAAGGCAACATACACCAACTGGTGATTCACAAATGGCATATTATTCTAATAATCCAACTAGACTGACAAATGTACTACCCTTTGAGAGTGGCTTAACAACTGGCTTAGAATCTGCTGTTCAAGTCATTCATAGATTTACAGACTCATCAGAATTAACAGTCAGAATAAAACAACACTTAGGATCTGACGATCAATTAGCAGATGCAGACTTAGTGAGTGAAGTAGCTGGATGGACAGAAAACCATAGACTTCAAGGAATAGCTTATTTATATATTAAATTAAAATATGATAGAGATGTCTTTCCAAATGGTATTCCAAATATATCAGCGATTATTAAAGGCAAAAAATTATTAGACATAAGAGATAGTTCGACTGCTTTCTCTTCAAACCCAGCATTGGTCATTTATGACTTTTTGTCAGATACAAGATTTGGTTTAGGAGTATCAACATCAAATATAGATACTACATCATTCACAACTGTTGCGAATACTTGTGATGAAACTGTCAGTCTTTCTGCTGGTGGTACTCAAAAAAGATATGAGTGTCATGGAGTAGTATTTAATGACATTGCTCCGATGGAGATATTGGATGACTTATTAAGTTCTTGTGTTGGAATATTGAGTTACACTAATGGCAAGTTTCATTTGAATGGAGGCAAGTATGTTGCTCCAAGTATTACTTTAAGTGAGGATGACTTTAGAGGTGCAATACAGTTAACAACCAAGCAATCAAGGAGAGATACCTTTAATACTGTCAAAGGAATATTTACATCAGATGAAGCTGATTTCCAACCCACAGATTACCCTATGGTTACAAGCTCAACTTTTACTGATGAGGATGGAGAGGTAGTATTTGCAGATGTTGATTTGCCTTTTACTAAATCAAGTGTTATGGCACAAAGAATTGCAAAGATAACATTATTTAAAAACAGACAGCAACTGGTATTGAAAGCGCCATTAAAACTTACAGCATTCAAGTTGCAAGTTGGTGATACAGTAACAATTAATAATTCTTTGCTTGGTTTGAGTAGTAAGATATTTGAAGTTGCAGACTGGGGATTTGTAGCAAATGAAAATGATCTAGGAGTTGATGTAGTTTTAAAAGAAACAAGCTCAACTGTTTACGATTGGGATGCAGAGGAGTCTGTCTTTAGTCAAGATAATACAACCTTACCATCATTCCAAGATGTATCGACTCCATCACTAACAGTAACAGATATTTTAAGAGTGTACTCTGGAACTCCAATAACTGTCATACAGGCAGTTGTATCATCTAATCAAGGAACAACAGCAGAGTTTGAAGTTCAATATAGAAACACCAATACAGAAGATACTTTTAAATCTGTAGGAAGATCCACTAATAATGTCTTTGAGATTGAAAATGTAGAGGATGGAGCATTTTATGAAATAAGAGCAAAAAGTATAAATGCATTTCAAGTATCATCTGACTTTGTAACTGTAGATCATGAGGTAGTTGGTAAGTCAGCTCCTCCATCAGATATAAGTAATTTTTCTGTAAATATTATTGATAATCAAGCTGTTTGCTCTTGGACTCCAGTTGATGATTTAGATATATCACATTACATAATAAGGCACACTCCAGCAACCACAGGTCAGGTTTATTCTGGGGCTGAAATTATTGCAGATAATATTTCTAAATCAACTAATGTTGCATCTGTTCCAGCAAAAACAGGAACATATATGATTAAGGCTGTTGATGTTTTAAATTTAACATCTGAAACATCTGCTAAAAAGGTGGTTATACTTAATCAAATCAATGAGGATTTTAATGTTGTATCTACTCAAACTGAAAGCACAGGGTTTGCTGGTACAAAGTCTGGCTGTGAAGTTGTAACTAGAGATAGCACTAATTTTTTAGAGATCATACTAGGTGAGTTGTTTGATAATGGTATTGGAAACTTTGATGACAATACTGGTAACTTTGATGATGGAGGACTAACTCCTAACAATTTAGAGGCAACTTATGAGTTTCAAAATAACCCTATAGACTTAGGGGGTATATTTAACAGCTTTGTTACTATTACCATGAACTCATCCAGACATGATTCAGAGTCTTTATTTGATAGCTTTGGTGGAGTATTTGATGATAGAGAGGGATTATTTGATGGAGGATATAATGAGTTTGACGATGTTAAAGCAGTTGTTCAAATATCTACATCAACTGATAATTCTACTTATACAGACTTTCAGGATTATGTGTTAGGCTATTATAAAGCAAGATATATAAAGTTAAGAGTTAAGATGACCACAGTAACTAGCACAGCGACTCCATCTATATCACAACTTGTTGCGACTATTGATATGCCAGATAGAACTGTGGCTGTTGATGACATTGCAAGTACAACAGCATCTGGTGGAAAGGCGATAACCTTTAGTCCAGCATTTAAAGAATTGCAAGGCTTGGGTATAAGTGCTGACAATTTAGCCTCTGGAGATTTTTACGAAATCACATCCAAGAGTGCCACAGGATTTACTATTAAGTTTAAAGATTCTGGTGGTTCAGTTGTTGATAGGACTTTTGGTTTTGTAGCAAAAGGATTTGGATTCCTTGAAAGCAGTTAGAATGAGTGATATATTTCAATTAAATTTAGGAGGTTTTTAAGCATGGCTCAACACGATTACAATATTGCAAATGCCACATTTCCAAACACTAGAACAGATTTAAACAATGTTTTATCTGCTATATCAAGCAATAACTCTGGCACATCAGTTCCAAGCACAACATTTGCCAATCAGTTTTGGTATGATACATCAACTAATAAGTTTTATATTAGAAACGAAGATAATGATGCAAACATACAGCTTTTTGAGTTGGATCAAACTAATGACACAGTTGAGTATTTTTTATCAGATAGTATAAGGACAGCATTGATAGAATTTACCGATGGCGATGATGCGATGAGTATTGCCGATGGTGGAGCTATTACTATCTCACAATCTCTTGACATGAATGGTACAGAATTTATTTTGGATGCTGATGCCGATACATCATTAACTGCTGATACTGACGACAGGATAGATGTAAAAATAGCAAATATTGATGTTGCTCAAATTTCTACTCAAAATTCAGGAGATTTAGTAATCAAAACAGCAGTTGGAGATAAAGACTTTGTTATCAAAGGTGTTGATGGCAGTTCAGAAATTACAGCCATGACCATAGATATGAGTGAGGCTGGGGCAACAACTTTCAATAATGATGTAACTGCTTTCTCTGATGAACGATTAAAAACAGATATAGAAACTATTGATAATGCATTAGATAAAGTGTTAGCAATGAGAGGTGTTTATTTTAACAGAGGTGGTAGAAAAGGAACTGGAGTCATAGCTCAAGAAGTTGCTGATGTTATGCCAGAGGTAGTTCATTCAAATGAGGAGTATTTTTCTGTGGCTTATGGAAACTTAGTGGGTGTTCTTATCCAGTCGATCCATGAGTTAAAACAAGAAATTGACGAACTTAAAAAGGGGTAATTGAATGGCGATACATGGTACAGGCTCACCTCTTTCTTTATCACAAATAGCATCAGAGTTTGGTGGAGATGCCCCTCACTCAATGTCAGAATATTATGCTGGTGGCTCTAATGTACCAGCTGGAACAAGTGGGAATGGTGGCGATATACCTAGTTCAGGTGCTATAAATTTTAATATATTTTATACTTCTCAAAAAGTTACAAGAGTTGCGATTGGGCTTACAATCTCAAGCACGACTCAAAACTACAATATTTATTCAAACAAAGGTGGCACATACTCTGCTGGAAATTCAGATGTTACTCTAACTGTTCAAGCCATAGTTGGCTCGGCATCTAATGGTCAATATGCAATAGACACAGGCAATCAATGGGCATCTGGCGATACTGTAAAAATTATAAATAATAGTCAGATAGTTGGAGCTGGTGGTGGTGGAGGTGCTGGTGCTCAAGGCTCAACAGCTCAAACTCAACAACAATTTTCAGGATCTGCTGGTCAGGGTGGTGGTTCTGCTGTTAATTTAGGATTTGCTACAACCATTCAAAACAATGGTGGCTTCATCAGAGGTGCTGGTGGAGGTGGTGGTGGAGGTGGAAATGCCCAACTAGACCAATCAACAGGGAAAGGTGCTAACT